ATGGAGATTCAAGGTGTTCCGAAAATAGGTATTTCTTCGGTAGTTCATTCCAAGCATATAGATCCTGACTGCATTGATGTGGTTGACAATGATATAGCGCTCTTCGATACGGAGAGCGTTGTTTCCTTGTATAGCGGACCTAGTAAGCTGGAGGTAGTTACAGTGGCCCTCTGTTTGGGAGGTGGTAGTAAATTTAATATTAGTTTACGCGAGTATGAAATAGTTCCGGGACGAATGGTGATTGTTTTGCCGAATCAGATTATCGAGCATAGGTGGTTTAGTCCTGATTTCAAGGCTATTTTCTTTGCGGTATCAAAGAATTTGCTGGAAGCATTGCCTAAAGTGGGGAATGTACTTTCTCTGTTCTTTTATTTGAAAGATTATCCTTGTTTTGACCTTACGCCGCATGAACAGGATATTATCCGGGAATATTATAGTTTTATCAGGAAAAGATTGAAGAATAAGGAGGACTTGTATCGTAGAGAAGTCGTAATGGGACTGATGCAAGGTTTTTTCTTCGAACTTTGCAATATCTTTAATAGCCATGCTCCGACTGCCGCCGCTACGGTGAAGAATAAAAGTCGGAAAGAGTATATATTCGAGCGTTTCTATGAATCTCTGATAGAATCTTATCAATCGGAACGTAGTGTGAAATTTTATGCCGACCAGTTGTGTCTGACACCGAAACATCTCTCAGGTGTGGTGAAAGAAGTCAGTGGTAAAACGGTGGGGGAGTGGATTGATGAGCTGGTGATTCTGGAGGCAAAAGCGCTTCTGAATTCTTCGAGTATGAATATACAAGAGATTGCCGACCGGCTCAATTTTGCAAACCAGTCTTTCTTCGGGAAATATTTTAAGCATTATACCGGTATGTCTCCTAAAGAATACCGCAAAAGCCGATAACGGAATATTCTGTTATCATATATGTTTTGTCTTCATTGTGCGTTGTTTTTTACTATAAGACGCCGGAACGTACCCGGCTTAGTGTTTCCGGCGTCATCAGCAGGTAAGAGGCGATATGTGCCAATGGAGCTCGTTTGATAATTTCCGGATGCGTTTCGAGCAGGAGGTTATAACGTTCACGTGCCGATTCGAAGCGCCATGAGTCCGCTTTGATTTGGGATACGATTAAAGAGTATTCCAGTATTTTTTGATAAAACATATTGATTTCCCAATTTTCTTTGGCTAACTTAAATAGCATATCCCGCGGAAACATGTAAAGAACAACAGGCTCTAATGTTTCTACAATTAGTTTTGTCGGTACTTGTTTCAGGAAACTTTCAATACACATCACGATACATCCTTCGTAAGAGAAATGTTCGGTAACATCTTTTCCGTTCTTATAGTAATACTGCCTAAGCATTCCTTTGCCGACAAAAACAATTTCATGGGCTACTTCTCCTTCATTCAGTGCTATTGCTCCTTTCGGATATTCTTCACGAATGAGAATGTTTTCGATCTGCCTTCTTCCCTCTATACTCATCTCCGGAAAGCGGGAGTTTACAACGGCGTTTACTGTCTCTCTTAATAGTGTGTCCATTTCTTTTTTGTCTTGATGTGTGCAAAAATACTAAAAACGGTTGACATAAATCAAGTGTGGCACAAAAAAGATGTATCTTTGTACTTAAAATCAAGATGTAGGCGATGATGAATAAAATTATAGGAGCGGCTGTATTGCTGCTTTGTTTTTGCAGTTGTGTGAAGGATAATGATGCGATATATTATCCTGTGGGTAATGTGGATATTGAAAAAGGCGGTCCGGCTCTGGAAGTAGGATCTAATAGTATTTTGGTGGCTGAGAGCTATAATGAAGAGGATTATGTATTGGATACGCTTGCGCAGTATCCGGGTGATCCGACTCTTGGCAAGCTGACGTTTATGATTAATCTGAAAAATCAGTCGGGAACCCGGGAGGTTGCAGAGTTCAATGGTGTAGGTAAATCCGTATTGACTATGAGCCTCGGTTACAAAGACGGTAATTATCCGGTAGAAAGCCAGATTCCTGTTTATACTTCCGCAGATGCTACTGCTAGTTATGCCATTAAACTTCGTTTAAAGGGAGAGTTAACTTTAACCGACGATGAATGGATGATTGATTATGTTTATGCTCAACTGGCCGGTTTATTCCAGCCTTATCCGCCAGCGTCTTTCCCGGAAGTCTTTATGTGTAAAGGAGGGGAACAGTCTTTTGCTACTTTTGATTCATTTCGCAGGACCTGGACATTTGATATAACTTATGATCATTCCGAGCTTTCTTTTAGTCAATTATACTTTAACTTATTTGTTAATCTGGCTGGGCAAAAGCGGGAAGACAGAATCCGGCTGAGGATAGATAAAGATTCCTACTTTAAGATATATAAAATAAAAGAGGAAATGTAGTTAAACTACATTCCCTCTTTTATTTAGTAGTGGGTACGAGAAGCCTAATATAAAATACTGAAAGTAAATGTCGGCTATTATGGGATTATATATACCTTATATGAATATATTATAGACATTATAGGTTAGTATCGGTAATTAAAAAGTCCCTGATTTAGTCCCTGTTTTTTGTGCTGGGGACTATCTTTTATTGAATAAATCCATCGCATCTTTTTTAGCTTTGTCCGCAATGGCTATGTATGGTTTCATCGTCCGGTAATCTTCATGTCCAGTCCATTTCATTACAATTTCAGGTGCAATCCCTAACATAATAGCATTACTTATAAATGTTCTCCTTCCGCAATGTGTAGTCAAAAGCTCGTATTTTTTATAAGTTTCATCATATCGCTCTCCACCTTTATAATATGTAATGGATACAGGTTCATCTATGCAGCATAGCTCTCCTAGTTCTTTTAAATAATCATTCATTTTTTGATTGGATATTACAGGAAGAGCCAAATCCCTTTTATATGTTTCTTCTTTGTATTTATCTAATATTTTTTTTGAATAATCATTTAGTTCGATTCTTAGTGTCTCATAAGTTTTGATAGTCGTTACCTGTATATGATCTTCAAACACATTTGCCCTTTTAAGATTTGCAACGTCTGAATATCTCAATGATGTAAAACAACAGAAACAAAACACATCTCTTACTTTTTCTAGATGGGGGCAGGTTGAAGGGACTTTGAAGTTGTATAATTTTATTAGTTCTTCCCATGTAAGGTAAACGATTGCATTCTTGACCTCCTTCAATTTGGGCTGAAAAGTTGTAAAAGCCATTTCTTTATTATATCCTTTATTGGTAGCCCAACGAAGAAACCATTTTAAATTGTCTAGATTCTTTCTTATGCTGGAATTCTTTAATCCCTTTTTCTTTGAATTGACTTGTATAGTTTGCAGATAGTCAACAAATTTGGAAAGCCCCTTCTGGGTTAAATCCTCAAACTCTAACTTAGGAGCAAACTCTTTCAGTCTACGTTGTATTGTCCTATGCTCTTTGTATGTGGATTCACTCCATTGACTTTCGTGACCTTGTTCTATCATAAACTCTATATGATATTCAAAGATAGTCCGTTCTGGTTTTACTTTTTTACCAATTCTTTGGTTAAACTCATTCTTAAATTCTTCGGGACTTGGAGATATGTTTTGCTGTTCGAAATAAAAAAAGACTGTATCACATATATCCTGGTATTTTTGAATATCCCTATTAATAATAGAAGAATGCGTTTTCTTGGCTCCATGAGTTGTATTATTCTTGCATCGCTGTGCATCTGGTATCCATTTGTCTATGTCTATACGATGCCCGACGTTAAATGCAACTGTATTTCCGTTCCACTTTATCCTGTAGCGAATTTTTGCATCCAGTTTGTCTTTCTCTTTGTCTAAAAGAAATATGCAGTTTCTTTTTATATTCATAGCTTTTCTATAAAATGCTGTCAGTTAGTTTTAATGTATAGCATTCTTGTTGATTAATGTATCCTATTATTGCTTATTGCGTTTAAATTATGATAATTTGTTACTTTCTATATTGGTTTTATTCAACTTTTTTGTATTTTGCATGTTCTATTATTTTACAAATAAAACATAACCTAAACCTAATACTTACTGCCTATTGAGCATATCTTTTAAAACACATATTAAATCATCCTTAGACTTTATTGTAGCGTCTTTTTCAGATATGATTCTTTCCAAATCTTGGATACGCTGTTGTAGCCTATCGAGCTCACCCGAGTTTGATTTGTCGCTTGGGTCTAGTCGCTGTATTTCAACTTCACCGGTGGGCTTAATAATTTTTTGAGTTCCGGATTCGGGCATAGTTAGGTAATTCATTACTCCAGAATTTGCTTGAGCTACATTGCCTTTATTTTCTTTTATTATCATGCTGCCTTCTCCAGTGAGAAGATATGCCTTATTTATATAAGGATATTTAGAGCTTATCTTTTCCGCCATATTTTTACTAATCCCAACCTTTTTGGAAGGATTTAACACATCATATATTGCTTGTGGTCTATCAAATCCTAAAGATTCAGCAAATTGTTTAGGGTTTAATTTGAGATAAGATATTATCTCCTCCATTATTTTAATGACTTTTTCTTTCTCCATAAAGAATAATTCTGTATATTTGTGCCGTAACAAGTTGCAGATGTTACAGAGACAAGTGGTTAAACTTTCCTCACAAGAGGTTTAATATTGGTATCCGTAGTAGCTGCAACCTATTGCGGATATTTTTTCAATTAATAACTGCTAATCTAAAGAAAGATGTTTGACTTTAAAAAGGATTATTATAAATATCCTTTCTTATTATCATTATCAATACCTGCTATCTATCTAATAATAGGGTTAATAGTTTGGTGTTTGCCTTTGATTGCGATATCATTAGTAGTTATTGCTATATGGTTATTAATCATGTATTTTGTCGCTGATTAATTTGATACATTTGTCTATTGATGGAGATCTATATTTTATTTTTTCTAATTCGATAATTATACATTCTCCCCAATCTTTGTACACATGAAGGTAATCTTTTATCACTTCATATATTAACTCTGCTTTTTCTTCAGAGAAATGTAGATTTATAGCGGCTACTGATGTTTTAAGTGATGTAATAAATTTATTGTAATCTACAGAAGTATTTGTCATACCTCTATATCCTTCATAGAACATGCTTTCAGCAATGGCGTGATTGTTTTCATTAGAAATCTCTTCTATTTTCTTGTTTATCATTTTGATTTGAAGAAAATAACTTCCTCCTACAAATGCTAATAATACAGTAGTTAACAAAGAGAGAATGCCGATTAGTATTCCTTGGTAATCAAAGCCTAATTCTGGCTTGTTTGGGTTTGCTGCGCATATTGCAATAATACTTATCACAGTGGCAACAGCACTAAATCCTAAAGCTATATTCTGTTTCATAATATAATAATGTATAATTGGGGTTAATTGTTTAATAATGTTAAATACAGAATATTTCTTCATATTCTGTATTGTGAATAAGAATAATTCTGTATATTTGCATCATCGAAACATCGCAAAGATACGCAACTTTGAAATGATTCGCAATAGTACATTTATATTAAAATTAAAAAGATACGATTATGAACGCATTTACATTCTTAACAGAAAACGGTAAATTCAATAACAGTGAGATAATGAAACACGCTCACATCTTGAAGGCGTATCGTCGTATCTCTTTGAGTGAAGCATTGAAACAGGCTTGGTTCTTGGCAAAGAGACAACAGAGAGAATATAGAGAGATTGAAGAGGAAAAGAAGTCATATAAGCCGGAGTTTCCTAAAAAAGAAGGTAATGTATTGAAAGCGTTCTTTACCGGAAATCATGCTGATTATATAAATCGTGATAGTTCTTGGAGATAAAATATAACCCGTAAAAAGGTAGTCTGATAATCCGACATAAAGCACCTACGACAATCAGCGCTGTGAGTAAGGGAAACCAGTCGGGCGGGGAATAAAAGCCCGTATCAACGTAGAGAATATTTGCTACGGGCACAAAGGTAAACCGATGAATCCTAATTCGGGATGGGAGGATTAACCCTCAAAAATGAATCCGTGTTCAGGGCACGTTAAAGTAGCCTGCGCAGATAAGCATTATAGCCGATGCGGAGTATAGCGTAATAGCCAACCAGCGATGATATGAGCGGAAGGAAGCAACGTGAGTAAGTAATATATCGAAAAAATCAGCCTGAAAAACATCGTCTTTATCAGTAAGAAAACGGGAATAGGCGTCCGTACGCTGATTGTAATATAGCCCTACTGACAGTTTGAAACTGGCATCCGGTAGTGAGAATCGGGTAGGGCACTTTTCTGTAGTGTTTTATTTTATGTTTGTGTGTTGTATAGTGTACGGTCTGTGAATATAGTGCACTTTTTTTAATTAATCGGGCGGATGTGTATATCGTGGCTGAAACTGCGGTGAGGTGCACCAATATTCCGTGAGACCGGTTCGACTCCGGTTCCGTCCACAATAATAATCAAATAATTAATCTTATGGAAAAAGAAATTGTAGTTGACGAAAGCTATCAGACGAGTAAACTGTTTGATAAAATGAAAGTAGGGGATATCTATAAAGTTCCCTATGATAAATCCCGACATACAGGAATAAAATCAGAAGCTGCACGTAGAAATCGTGATGCTCGATTAACTAAAAAATTAAAGTCAAATATAGATTTGATGTTTCGGGTTTCAGAAACCGCAAATCCCGGATATACTTCTATTATTAGACTAAAGTAATATTTGATAACCATGCAAAGAGTATTGACTGAACTTACTCCTGAATGTGAACTGACCACCCAGATGTATATTTCAGGATTAGAAAAAGAAGAAATTGCTGAAATAAAATGTCGGGCATCTAGTACTATCAATAACCAGTTACAAAAAGCTTTTCAGGTTCTTAATGTCAAAAATGGAAGGCAGTTATGTCGTAGGTTCTATGAAAGGATTTCAGGAATTGAATTTACTTTTGATTTTTCCCCTGTTGTACGTGCATCTACGGCTTGGATATTTATTGGTATATTTTCCTTTTCTCTTTTTCATGAGCAAGGCGACATGAGAAGAAGTAGGAGAACAACGGTGGAAACTTCTGTAAGAGCAAGAAGAGTATAATAACTATTTGCTGTCTAATATTAACTATAAAAATAGATTCTATGAAAACAATTCATAAAATACAAAATGTGATTGCGGTTATTGCTCTAGGGATGTCTATGCATTTAGCAACGCAATTGGAAATAACCATCAAAGAAACTATATCAGCCGCTATAATGGTAGTTCTCACTATAGTAATGTTACTAGAGAGAAGTTATAAAGAAGTTCAATCAAAAGATAGGAGGATATAGAAATGATTGGAGTTGAAAGAATATTAGATGATACCCCCCTCTTTAAACTAACAGTTGGAGAATTTAAAAATTTATTTGAAAGCTTAGTACCAAAACCTCAGATAGTTGAGGAGGAAGAGTATGTATATGGATATAAAGGACTTGCTTCTTTATTGAACTGTTCTATTTGTGCTGCTAAAAATCTCAAATTGAGCGGTAAAATAGATAAAGCTATTATTCAGGAAGGCCGTAAAATTATGATTCATAAGAAAAAGGCTTTAGAGATTTTAAAGAATTTCAAATAACCGTCGTTTTGTGAAAATAGACGCTTTATTTTCGATTAACCACTTTAATAATATATATAGTTATGAAAAAAGTAATTGTAAGAGGAGATCGTTCCGGTGTATTTTTCGGAGAGTTAGTAGAAAGAAATGGTAGAGAGGTTAAGCTCGCAAATTGTCGTAGATTGTGGTATTGGGATGGTGCTGCTAGTATATCTCAATTAGCAGTTAATGGTACAACTAACCCACATGGATGCAAATTCACAGTTACGGTTCCAGAGATAGAGATCCTGGATGTGATTGAAATTATCCCGTGTTCGGATGAAGCTGTAAAATCTATTGAAAGTGTACCGGTATGGGCAAGGTAATGGAAGATAGAATAAAGCAGTTTCTAAGTATTGGCTCTGGCGATGGCTCTGGCTATGGCTATGGCTGTGGCTCTGGCTGTGGCTCTGGCTGTGGCTCTGGCTCTGGCTCTGGCTATGGCTCTGGCTATGGCTGTGGCTCTGGCTATGGCTCTGGCTCTGGCTCTGGCTCTGGCTCTGGCTCTGGCTCTGGCTCTGGCGATGGCTCTGGCTCTGGCTATGGCTGTGGCTCTGGCTCTGGCTCTGGCTATGGCTGTGGCTCTGGCTCTGGCTCTGGCATAAAATCCATAAATGGGAATTCTATTTATGTAGTAGATAGTATACCTACTATTATCACAAATGTAAAGGGTAATATCGCAAAAGGTTTTATCCTTCAGTCTGATTTATCTCTTACTCCCTGTTTTATAGCAAAAGAGAACAATCAATTTTCTCATGGTAATACTCTACATGAGGCATTTGAATCTTTGCGAGAAAAGCTTTATGATGATAGTACAGAAGAGGAAAGGATTCTTAAATTTAAAGAGCATTTTTCTGACTTTTCTAGAAAGTATTCTGCTAAAGACTTGTTTATATGGCATCATGTACTCACTGGGAGTTGCAAGGCTGGAAGAGAAGCTTTTTGTAAGGACAAAGGTATAGATGTAGACAATGATAGGTTTACTGTATATGAGTTTATAGAACTGACTAAAAACTCGTATGGCGGTGAGATTATCCGCAAACTATCTTAACTTAATCCCGGTTTGCTTTGATCGGCACTCCGGGAGCAATTTAAACCACTTTAAATAATATGAGATATGCCAATTATTAAAAAAAATGATGTAACTCCTGAACGTCCAGTGATTATCGTGCTATATGGCACACCGGGAACAGGAAAAACTTCTGTTGCTACAACTGCGTATAATCCTCTTTTAATAGATACAGATAGAGGATATGATAGAGCTGTACAACGATGTGATACCCTTATCGCCAACAAATGGGAAGATATAACGGCGGAATATGAAACAATGAAGTCTTATAGTACTATCATTTGCGATACTGCTAAGGCGTGCTTGGATGATTATCTGATGAATTTTGCTGTAAAAAACAACTACAAGTTAGCAACCAATACTTTAAAAAGATTTGGGCAAATAGCAGAAGACTTTAAGTCGTTTGTTAATCAACTTCGTTCCAATGGTTCTGACATTATTTTTATTTGCCATGATAAAGAGGTGGCTGAGGGTGACATAATAAAGCATTCACCGGATTGCACAGGACAGAGTAAGGATTTGCTTCTCCGTATTGCTGATCAGGTAGGATATATATCTAAAGTAAATGGTAAGCGCACTATTTCATTCGAACCAACTGATACTTTTATTGGGAAAAATGTAGCACAATTAAAGATGATGGAAATACCAGAATCATCTAGTGCTGATTTTTCTACATTTATGGAAAATGTGATTTCTACAGTAAAGCAAGCAATACAAAATAAATCAGAGGAACAGAAGAAAGCCAATGAGATGCTTGCTGTTCTTAGAGATAATCTCGCATCCGCTATGACAGATGAAGATATAGCTGCACTCATCGAAGCAATGAAAGAATTACCACAAGTACTTCAGTATCCGTTTTTCTCTGAAATGAAGTCTAACCTTGCATCCAAGGGGTATAAGTACGAAAACAAGAAATTCGTAAAAGATGCAGCCGCTTAAGCCTCTTATAAGAATTACACAACTCGAAGCATACAGAAAGTACATTGAACAGAGCGAATATGCCAATTATGAAATTACCGAGCAATCTGTAATAGAAAGCATAACAGGTATATTTGCCGGGAATGAATACACTCGCATAGGCACCGCTTTCCACTCCATTGTGGAAACGGGGAAGCCTGTGTGTGATAAAGTTTCTGCCGGGGAACGTACCTTCCTTTACTATGGAAAAGAACAGAAAGAACCAGTTCCTTGTGGACGCAAATTCAATATTGATGGCTTCGGTGTTATTTTGGATGTGAATCAGTGTAAGGTCGCAATGGATTACCGCAACGAACATCCCGACGCTTTCCATGAAATACGCATTTACAAATATTTTGGAGATGCTGTCATAACCGGATGCGCTGATATGATAGACGGTATAGAGATACGGGATATAAAGACTAAGTATTCTTCCCCGTCTGATACTGACTATATCAATTCTTGCCAATGGCGGCTTTATCTTGAGATTTTTAAAGCGGATATATTCCATTTCGACTTATTTGTGTTCGATGGCTATAAAATAGACAAGCATGGATATGATGTAAGAGGGTTACCGCTTGAAAGATATTCTCCTGCGATAACCTGCTACCGGTATGATGGGATGGAACGGGATAATAGGGATTTGCTTCGTTCATTTCTAGAATGGGCAGAATACAGGGATTTAATTAAATATTTAATAAAAGAAAAAATAGATTGACTATGGCAAACCAAATAACCGGACGGATAATCGAAATCGGACAAACTGTTCAAATACCATCCAAAAACGGTGGTTCCTCGTTTACAAAACGGGAGTTCATTTTAGATGCTACCACTTACGACCCTTATACGGGAGAGCGTAGC